AAGTTCTTGAAGAAGTTTAACATGACCATCATTGGTGGACAAAACACACCTACTACATTGAACTGGGGCTATGACTACACACAAAGCTACACTAAACAAGCGTTTACATTCGGCTCTAGTAACAGTGGCGAGTATGGTATTTCTGAGTATAACACTACAGCAGAGTACACCTCCTCTATTCTAATCAACACACCAAAGGTTAACACTAGCGGTAGTGGTGAGGTAGTAACCATTGGTATTGAGGCAGAGGTTAATGGTGCTGCTTTTTCTATTCAAAAAATTGACATACACGCTCTACTAGGGAGACTTATCTAATGTCTAATTACACTAAGACAACTAACTTTGCTACAAAGGATTCTCTCCCTTCAGGCAATGCTGCTAAGATTGTGAGAGGTACAGAGATCGACACTGAATTTAACAACATTGCCACTGCCAGTGCCACTAAAGCTGACACTGCTAGTCCTACTTTCACAGGTACTGTAACAGCCGCTACCGTGAACGTCACAGGAACACTGACGGCTGACACAATTACTGGAGGGTCATACTAATGGCTTTAACTGATCTACTCCGCGCAGGTGGAGAGTATTACTTAGGACAAGAAAACATTGCAGGAGCAGAACAGCTAGGGCGTGAAGCTCAAGCGGGAATGCAAGCGTTAGCTCAACAAGTACCTGAAGCTACACAATTTAGACCATACACTGTTACTAGTGGTCTAGCCAATGTAGCCACTACACCTGAAGGTGGCTTAGGCGTTACATTATCTCCTGAGCAACAAGCGGCACAGCAACAACTGCTAGGCCAGGCTACAGGTTTGTTCGGTCAGGTAGGTGTAGACCCTACTACAGCACAGGCAGAGTTATTTGAGCAAATGAGAGCCGTACAGCGTCCTGAAGAGGAACGTCAGCGTCTAGCATTGGAAGAGCGTCTGTTATCACAAGGCCGCTTAGGGTTGTCCTCTGCCGCTTATGGTGGTGCTTCTCCTGAGTTACTAGCTCAAGAGACTGCACGACAGGAAGCTATGGCACGAGCTAACCTAGCCGCTAGACAGCAGTCACAGGCAGAGCAGTTACAAGCAGGTCAGCTAGGTGGTATGCTACAGGCCGCAGGTTATCAGCCACAAGCTCAAGCATTAGGGTTGTTTGGTGCTGCTCAGATTCCTGCACAGCTACAGCAGAGAGGTCAGTTAGCAGGGGCAGAGTTAGGTACTCAGCTACAGCAAACAGGGCTAGAGGCTCGTCTACAAGCAGAAGACTTAGCTAATCGTTTACGTTTACAGCGTGACCAAGGCTTAATGACTAGCTTGTTAGGTCAACAGCCTACAATGCAAGAACAGCTAATGAACAGAATCATTGGCGGTGCAAATGCTACTCCTTTGGTAGACAGCGGTGGTTTCTTAGGCTCTATTTTAGATTACTTTTCTAAAGATCAACCTAACTACACCCTTAGTCCTGCTCAAGTAGATGCTTTGTCAGACGCAGAAAGAGAACAAGCAATGATGGACTTATTTAACTAAGGAGAACAACAATGGCTAGAACAGATATTGCAGGACTCCTTACAGGCGTACCTAGCGGTGGTATTGATCCAATGGCTGTAGGAGGCACTCCTGCACAACAGCGGTTAGCATTTGGCGCACAACGCGCACAAGGCATGCAAAGGGCGGCTCGTGGATTGACAGGCAGAAGCACTCCTGCTGAACAACTACAGATGGCTATGGCGCAGTTGGATATGTCTAACCCTGATGACCTACGTAAGATTGCTCAGATACAACAAGCTACTGGCGACTTAGCAGGTGCTGCACAGACTGCGGCTAGGATTAAGCAGATGCAGGAGCAAGTAAAAGCGCAGGAACTAAAACAGTCCCAAGGCGCGGTGTTTGCTTCTTATGTAGATTCTACTTTTAACAACCCAGAACTTACAAAGCTAGCTGCGGGAGGTGTATTAACGCCTAACAATTTAGACTCTTTTATAAAAGACACCTCTAACGCTACCATACTAAAGGGGAGTACCTTCACAGTCAGGGATGAAAAAGGTAACAACTTTACAATGATCCCTACTTTGAATAATAAAACTGGGGAGTTAGAAAATAGCTACTCTCCAATAGGGGATGCTCCTTCTAATCCTATAGGTAAAACAGTAGTAACTGGTGGAGAATTTGCTCAGACTGCGGGAGAAGTCCAACGACAACAAATTGAAACAAAAGGTTTAGAAAAGCAAGAGGCAAAATTCCAAGAGTTAAAGGTAGCCGCTACTGACTCTATCCCTACTTTGAATGCTTCAAAAAACAACCTTGATAGAGCGACTGCGTTGTTAGATTCTGTTTCAACAGGTGGCCCTGTAAACTTAGCAGGCACAGGTCTAGAAAACTTTTTTGGTGTTAAATCAGCAGATAAAGCAGAGTTAGAAATACGTTTAGGTTTAGAAATGTATAAGTCTTTGAAACCTTTGTTTGGCGGTGTTATTTCTGACCCCGAAAGAGAAGCTATTGAGGGTATTTATGCTAGTTTAAAGAAAGGCAACTTAGCAAACAAAGGTATATTAGAAAAGCTGAAACAAGAACTCGATGACGGAATAGTTAAGGCTAGTTTGTATCAAAAATCAGACAACTACAACGATTTTAACCTAGCTGTTAAGCAAATGTTTCCTGAAGGAACACCCTCTAAAAGAAGAGTGATTGTGTTTGGACAAAGAGATGGTGAAAACAATGAGTGAGTCTGAAGTAGTATTACCTAACGGCAGAACAGTAATTATGTCTGGGTTACCAGAGAACGTGACACAAGCGCAGATCAGAGAAGAACTTTTAGCGCAAGGCGAAGCTACTATTGACGAGTTTAATTTTCCAGAAACTTCTCCAAAAGCTGAAGACCCTAACTGGTTAATGCAAAATTTAGACTTACCTGCGGGGATTGCTACTTCTATAGCGGGTGCTAAGATGGGAGTTCCTTTTGGCCCTGCGGGAATAGTGGTAGGAGGAATAGCAGGAGGAGCTATTGGTACGTTTGGTGGTTCTTTATTGTCTGACGTAGTTTCAGAAGACGAGTTAGATTTTGCAAAAGCGACAGAAGAAGCTTTGTTCTCTGCGGGTTTTGATGTAGCTACATTAGGGATTGGTAAGTACGCAAAACCGGGATATTTTGCAGCTAAAGAAGCTTTAGGGTTTACTCCAAAAGAAGTAGCAGCAGATATTATTAAAACGGTAAAGCAAGGACAAGAGACAGGCACTATAGAATCTCTGAAAGCTACGCAAGATATTCTTCAATCAAAAGGTGCTAGTCTTACTAGATTCCAAACTGGACAAGCATCTGCTATAGAAGTTTTCTCAGAAAAACTAGCCAATGCAGGTATTTTTTCTGGAAAAGAAGTAGCAGATAATGCTATTAAGGTTAATTCTGCTGCACAAGAGGCTTTGAACGACATTGCTAATAAAATTGACTATACCACAGGAAACGCTCCCGTGGACATAGGCGAAGCAATGATAGATGTCGTAACCGCAGGTAAAAAAGCTTTAAGCAATACTTATGGAGAAGGGCTAGATCAAATTAGTTCTAAAGTAAGAAAAAAGAAAGTAAACACGTCAGGCATAAAAAAGCGTCTTCAACAGTTCGTAAAAGACAATAGCGAGTTAACACAAGGCTATGTAATAGAAGACGGTAAGCGGGTATTAAAGAAAGAACTAAAACCTTTACTAAACAAAGATACTCTTAAATATATAGATGAAAGCATTAACGGTGTTTTAGAGTTGAGTCAGATGTCTGCTGAAGGACTGTTGCGTTTAGATAAAAAAATAGCTGCTGATATTAGACAGTTTGGCGACATACGCGCTTCAAACTATAATTCTGTGGCTGATAGAGAGATGGGAGAACTTACTAATATTTTAAAAGACTCCTTTATAAACACGCTCAAACAGGCAGACCCTAAAGTAGCGGAAGAGTATGCTGCTTTAAAAACTGCTTACAAAGAAGGAATGTCTGGTCTGTTACCCGAAGTAAATAAAAACTTAATAAAGAACGCTGAAGCAGGTTCTTACGATCAGCTAGGAAAAATGTTAGTAGATCAAAAAAACGTAAGTAAAATTAACAACTTTATGAAAAGCATAGATGAAGCTTACAAGCAAATAGATAAAAGCAAAGAAGGTGTTGCTAATATTGCTTATGCCACAGCTAAAGACGCAAAACAAGCTATAAAGCAAGGGTTTTTGGCTAGTACAGTTCCTAAGCTTAATGACGAGGCGTTTGATATACAAGAGTATTCTAAACTAGCTGCACAGTTTTCTAAACCATCAGAAGCGGCTCGCTTAAAGTCAGTAATGGGAGAGGACTACGGTAGAGTAAAGCAAATATTTAATCTATTTGCAGAGGCTTCTAAAAAACCTGAGAGCAACGTAGGTACTCTAGTTCTCCGTTCTAAAGAATATGGTGCTTTAGGTACTTTAGCTTTAGGCGCGTCTACTGGAGGTGTAGGAGCAATAGTTGCGTCAGGGGCTGTACTGGCTAGTCCTATTTTTCTAGCTAAAATGGCAGCAGACCCTAAAGCAGTTAATAAATTATTAGCTTTTGAGAAGATGACTTTTAAAAACGATGAACTTAGGGAGAAAGCTGCTGCTTTAATAGTTAGTGATGTAGTAGATAAACTTACTGAGGAAGAACAACAAGAGGTAAAAGACTACTTCAGAGCGCAGTAACAAAAAAGCCCTATGCAGTCATCTACATAGGGCTTTTTAGTACCTACAACATTTACACTATCTCACATGCACCACCTACACAGGCTAATTCCTGGCTACCTGTTGTGTTGTCATCCTGCTCAAACTGTTCCAGAGCAGACCAATCTACACTCACTGGCATAGCCGCTAGTAGCTCCTCATACTTCTCAGCGTCTATGTCCTCATACGGAGCTTGTTGATATACATGATCGCTATACGGCAACAGACTAATACCACTACACAGATCAAAGTTATCCCATATCCACTGTGCTACTTCCAAGAACTCATCGTCTGTATAATAAACAGTAATGCTTGGTTTATGTTCACACCAATGGTTCTGGTAGGCTTTCCACAGCTTTAACTGCTCCATAGCACCTACCTGCTTAACTGTGGTACAACCTTGTGGAGACTCGACAGGGAAGCTGAACACCAGTGACGCTTGACTCATCAGGTCTTGCTCTACTGGGAATCCTGCTGTTTGCATAAACTGTGCAAGCGGGTCTTTCTTGTCACTACGTACTCTGCGAATGTAATACTCAGAGAAGCGAGGATGGATGCCACTAGCACTATCGACAAGCTGAGACACAGTACCGCTTGGCTTAACACATGTAATAGCCGCAGACTGATTAATGCCAAGTTTAGCCGCCCACTTCTCGTTAGTTTTAACAGCAACGTCACGTATCTGTTCAAGCCACTTCTCCAAGTCAGGTGATTCGCCTTTGCTCAACAGGTAGTGATCCATAATCCCTGTCATGCTTACGCCTAGCAGTGCCTCCTCTTCCGTATTTCTCTTCCATACATTCCGTAAATAGCGGAAGTCTGTCAACGTAGCCTGTAGTGTACCAATGATAGCCGCTACCTCTGCCTTCTTCTTCAGCGTGTCTAGGTCATCTTCAGGACGCACTACAATCTCTGACAAGTTACAGAACTGATTACTGCGTAGGATGATTTCAGAGCATGGGTTAGTACCAAAGTCCTGCTCAGGGTCACGCCTACCGTTACGTGCGGCAATCTTCTGAGCAGCAACTCGACTGAAGATACCACGCTCTCCTGCCTTGCTCTCGTACATGTTCTGCATCTCTGCCAGGAAACTCTCAAAGTCTGGCTTCTCAGTGTACGCCACAGAGTTGTTAGCAAGCCTACGTTGTCCTTCTGTGTCCCACCAGTTGCCATTTTTAGCCTTAGCCATGCGTGGATCTGACAAGTTAGACAGGCTAATCAGGGCTGACCTACGCACACCACCAACAACTACAATGTCTGCTATCTTACAACATACATCATGACACTCAAGGGAGGTTAGCTTACGTCCTGCTGACTTCTGGAATATGCCTACACAGAAGTGAAACAGATCATCAAGAGGCTCTGGGCCACTAGCGCGTCCACCGAATGTCTTTAGCCTAGCACCAGACTCTCGTATCTTGCTCATGTCCCACTTGGGTATCTTCCCTGCGTACAGAAGACTGATTAGCTCACGGAACGCAGAAGCCCAACCAATCTTGCTGTCAGACACGACAATGGTGCTGTCGCTAGGATGGAACTCTTCAGCAACGATGGGTAGCTTGTTAATGAAGTTACGCTCAACGCTGAAGCCTACGCCTGTGCCGCACATCAGAACATACATCAACTCGTCAAAGCTACGTGGTGAGTCAATGTGCAGGTAGCTACAGTTAAACCCTGCTACGTTGTCTTTAGCCAGTGCAGCCCCTGCTGTCATCATACAGCGCATAGAAGGCATTACATCAAGGTGTAGGATAGCTTCTTTGAGTAGGTTATAGTCTTTACCCTTTAGCTGTCCACGTTCTTTAAAGAAGTCTACATAGCGTGTGACTGTCTCTTCCCAAGTCTCTCGTCTACCTTCCTCTGGCAACCAACGAGCGTACCTGCTCTTGTGTATAAACTGCTGATACTGATCCACTAGTTGTTCTCCTCTGTTACCATTGCTGTTAGTTTGTTTAAGTACCAACCTGCCTTCTGTAAGTCCTGTACCTGCTTACCTTTGTACTCGTAACGCCACAGGTACTTCATGCAGTTGCCCTTGAGGTAGCCTTTGAATGCAACACTGGACATGGACTCCTCTATTGCATCAATACACTCTATGTTACCTAAGTTGTAGTGGCTAGGGTTATTCACTGGGTCTATCTCTGCCGCTTCTTCTTCAGCAGGTTTAGCCCAATGCTCTAGTCCTGTCTTCTGTACTTTCTCGTTGTGGTTCTTAGCCACTCTGTCCCACTCAGCGGGGCTTACGTCATTGAGTCTCATGTTTAAAATCCTCTGATAGTTCTTCAAGTCTGTCGTTGATGCGGTCACTAAACTTGTTGACTAACTCTTCTGAGCTTATATCTAATATCTCTATGATTGTTAGCTCGTCTAGCATCGACATCTTCTCTAGTAGTTCATAGTAGGTTAGAGGCATCCTAGTCTCCGTACTTCTCTCTCAAGTAGTTTATACTAACAGGTAGCTCATCACAACCACCGTCTTTAACCTCATTAAGCATCCATATTCCTGACCAACTGCCATTAGTCTGTGGGTTAAGGTAGTCCTCATCGTGCTGATAGAAGATGCCAGAGAACAGCCCTAGCATGTTAGTGCCGTCAGCCTTCCTAGCATAGGCAATGTCCCTGTCCTGTACGTGTCCCATCACACACGACATATACTTCTTCTGTAGCATCAGCTTTGCACTGCTTACTGGTCTGCCCATAACACCACTGGTGAAGTAGTGGGCATAGGCTATGTCGTCAATGATAACAGGCTCCAGGAATGGATAAACTTCCCAACCAAACTGTTCTAGCTGAAAGTCTTTGTAGCTAATTAAACCGTCTAGCTTAGGGTCTGCATTGGTTGCTCTTTCTATGCGGTTCTCGTGGTTGCCTAGAGTGAACACTAGTCTAGGATTCCAACGCTTGTCTTTGTTGCGTATCAGGCGGTTCTGCTCATCCTTGATAGGACGCATGAACATCTCCATAGCAGCAACACCTGCTTCTATGTCGTTGGTGTAGCGTCTGCCTTCAAAGCTACGAGTGCCTACATCGTATGATGAGAGACTAGGTAGATCGAACCAATCACCTATCATCACAATAACGTCAGGCTTCTTGTCTACAGCGTACTGCCCTGCCCATCGTAGATGCTCTATAGACTGGTCTGGCTTTACTTGCGTGTCTGGTATTACTAAATGTTTAGTCATTACTTCTTACGCCTCTTACGTTCTGCGTTAGTCTTAGCAGTGTGGCACTTGTGACACAGTACTTGATACCCTTCAGCTTCTATGAACATTCTTTCAATGTAGGTGTTCCAATCTACAAAGCCTACTTCTGGATCTACTACTGGATCTATGTGGTCTACTGCTGCGTTATTACGTCTACGCTTCTTTCCTTCTAGCGGTGGTAGTGTAGCGGGAGAGCCTTTGCCGCATTTGGCACACTTGTAAACTCCCCTAGCTACTCTAGCCGCTGACTTAACATCGTGCTTTACACCCCACTTAGCGTGAGCCTGACGGAGTGCGGAGACGATAAAGGAACGAAAACGTGCTTCTGTCCATCTACCGTTATTCCTTGTCTTCATGTTTAAACATTATCTGGAGTCAATTCAAAACCATTAGCAGGTTGTTGTGCGCTAACCTGTTCCCGAACTCTAAAAAATCCTTCATATTCGGGATACATCTTCATAAAACGCCTTGCATAAAAAGGCCGTATATTATTGTTGATTTTGAATTCGGTAATACCGTCTCCACCAGTTTGTCCCATGTCCCATCTAATACGCTCCATGATGGTGTAAACACTATAGTTTTTGTAGCCTTGGTTGATCCTATCAAACGTAAATTCCTTAAACTTTTCCCAAACTTCGGGATGATCTTCATGGAACTGTTGCGCCTGTTCTCTCAACTCGTCTAATCTAGTTTTCATTTTTAAACTCCCATATCTCACCTTCGTATCTACGCAACCAGAGCATCCTACCATTCTCTATCACTCTGG